GCTACGTTGTATTTAATTATCAGGAAAATGCTTGGTATTACGGTACTTTGGTGCGTACAGCTTGGGTTGACCGTGGGATCAATGATTACCCGGTTGCGACGTTTACCGATGGCCGACAGTATTTTCAAGAGCTTGGTTTGGACGATAATACTTCTAGCCCTGCTGTGGCCATCAATGCCCACATAGAATCTAGCCAGATTGACCTTGCAGACGGCGAGCAGTTTGCCTTTATACGTCGGATTATCCCCGACATAACCTTTGAAAACTCCACTGCCGCTTCGCCAAACGTGGTGTTTACCACCAAAGTGCGTGATTTTCCGGGCGGTAACTACGATGCGGAGGATGCGGCCACTGTCACACGATCTGCAACTACCCCTGTAGAACAGTTTACAAATCAGGTACATTTACGTCTGAGGGGGCGTAGCTTCGCGCTACGTGTGGCCTCCTCTGATACAGAAACGCAATGGCGGTTGGGTTCTGCCCGACTAGACGTGCGCCCGGATGGCCGACGATGAGCGGTCGCCGCTTAGTATTACCTCAGTTCCCACGAGCCCCGGAGCAATATAACGCTTCGTATATGTCCGAGGTTGTGCGCTCATTTTCTGTATTTCTTGAGCTATTTAACAACCCTGGAGATGCACGGCACACGGAACTTACTTTGACAAATTTACCGCAGAACGACTACAACCTAGAAGTTGGTGCGCTTTTTCAGCAAGATGGCAACCTTAAAATTGTCATAGCCAACAAGCCTCACCCGGCAGGGCTAGCAGGCACAGGTGCAGTGGGTTCTGTAACTGTATCAACGCCATAAGTGCTTTGATACAATCAAAAGAGATTATGGGATAGTTCTATGACAGCTGCCGCATCACGAAGTCCAGAACCATATGAAGTGCCCGAAGGTGGCCTTGGGTCTTTTCTAACTGCAACGGTTGGAGATTGGTCGGACGAAGCTCTTAACGCTGACAATTATTACGATGTGGTAAAGCCTACCGCAGACCAGCTGGCACAGTTTGGGCGTGAAGAAGATGATCGCATAGCGCACGTTGCCACGGGCGAAACAATTATCCCCATGGCGGTCTTTGAAGAAGACCCCGCACTAAAAGAAGCTGTTTTTAACCGCATGATGGAAATGGGCATCGACCCAGAGCGTTACATCGTGGGTAACGAGCTAAACAGCATCAACCCTGTCACAGGTCAGCCTGAGTTCTTCTTAAAGAAGATATTTAAAGGCATCAAAAAAGCCGTCAAGGGTGTAGTCAAAGTATTCAAGAAACTCGCTCCGATTGTTTTGTCTGTCGGATTGAGTTTTATACCGGGGGTTGGTCCCATTTTAGCGGCCACACTCGGCTCCGGTATTGGAACTTTAATTCAAGGTGGTAATCTTAAAGATGCTCTCAAAGCCGCTGCCATTGGCGGTATAACAGCGGGCGTCACATCCGGTATTAGTAACGTTGTTAAAGCGCAGGTACCCGGCGGCTCTGCTGGCGGAACGTTTATGGAAGGTGTCCGTGGCGCGTTGCCCGGTCCAGAGACAAGTGCAGGAAGAATCTTTGGTGCGCCAGCTGATGCGGCTGTAACAACGCCATCTGACGCTGTTAGTCAAGTTTTTACTCCAGAAGAAGTTATTGCGCAAATAGATGGGCCTCCAGCAGGATTTGACCCGGCAACCGCGCTTGTATCCACTGCAGACGATGCGCAAAGCATTCAACAGATACTTGGGACAACAACGAGCCCCGGTCCAATAGATGAGATAGTAGTCACCGCCAAGGATCTTTCTTCACAAGCACCAAGTGTTGCGGACGCAGCGACACAGACTGCTGCGCAGACTGCGGCACGGAGTGTTGAAAAGCTCAAACCCACCGTGGATTTAGAAGCTACCGGTGAATATAAACCGTCTGGTCCAGACACAATTTTTGAGCAAATGCAAGAGCGGCAAAAATTAACAAACGCTTTGCGTAGCGGTGATCTAAAAGAAGCGTTTATGCCTCGTTCTTATACAGCCGAGGATATTTTAGAAATTAAAGGCATTGATCCCTTTAGCGCAACGAATGCTCAATATAAAGCGGCAGAAGCTCTTGCTAGAGAATACAGTCCAAATCTTTTAAGAAAATACGGTCCTGCGTTTTTGGGTATTGCAGGGTTGGGAGCCGCAACAGGCGCGTTTGAAGTGCCTGAAATGGAGCCCTTGGATGATATGTATGGCGGGATAACGGGCATGGACCTGTTGGCTCAAAACCCCCTCAAGTACCGAACTTACGCGCAGCGCGGTGCAGGCTATAACCCGCCCCCTGTAGGCGCGGCTGGTGGCGGTAGCATGGACACTCGTTCTTTCCCTAGACGAGATGGCGGTATTAGCGGCCCGGGCACCGAAACTTCCGACGATATCCCTGCAATGCTTTCAGATGGCGAATTTGTCATGACCGCCAGAGCCGTGCGGGGTGCCGGAAATGGTAGTCGCGAGGCAGGGATGCGGAAGATGTACAACATGATGAGTCAGTTTGAGAGGGCCGTCTAACGTGGCTACTGATACAACAATTCAGCGCATTCAGGAAAACCCTGAAATTGAAGCGTATCGCATTGGATTACTGTCCGATGTTACCGATTTTATTAGAGAAAACCTATTCGGCGCACCCGTCTCACCTATTCTCCCACCCGCCTTTCAAGTGGCAGGGCTTACACCGCTTCAGCAGCAGGCGGCGTCCATGGCCTCACAAGGCGTAGGCGCTTACCAGCCATACATGACCTCTGCTTTGGACGCCATGCGGCGTGGTGAGACAGCTACAGAAACATATGGCCTTGGTGGCGTAGACGAGGGCCTTGCGGCAGGCAGGGCGGGCCTTGGTGCGTTGAGGGGCACCGGGGCGGCATTTAACCCCAATGCAACCTATGCCTTCATGAATCCTTATGAGGATGAGGTTGTTGAGCAGGCCATGCGGGACATTGACCGTGGCAGTCAAGCTCAACGTCAACAACTTGGTGCCCGGGCCGCTGCGGCTGGCGCATTTGGCGGCTCTCGACAGGCGGTAGCAGAAACAGAGTTAAATCGTGCGTTGGCGGAGCAGAAAGCACGGACAGCTAGCCAGCTACGTGCTTCTGGTTTCCAGCAGGCTCAAGGACAAGCCCAACAAGCCTTTGAAGCCGCACAGCGCCGCCGTCAGCAACAAGCACAGCTGGCCGGTGCTTTGGGCCAAGGTCTTGGATCGCTGGGCGGACAGGGCGCACAGGTAGGGACACAATTAAGTCAGATGGGTCTACAACAGGCCGGGCTCGGTCAGCTACAGCAACAGCTGAATTTGGGCGATGTTAAGACCTTGGAGGCTCTTGGTGCGCGGGATCAGGCCCTGCAACAGCAGGTTTTGGAAGCTCAACGGCAAAGCAACTTGCAGTTACAGCAGTTCCCGTACCAACAGTTTGCGTTCCTCAGTGATGTCTACAAAGGCACACCGTCCTCGCAACAGGTAACTCAGACAACACAAACACAAGACCCGTCTACCTTCCAGCAGATAGCTGGTTTGGGTATCGCTGGACTTAGCGCCGCCGCAGGCGCTAAAAACTTAGGACTTGGATTCTAATATGACTGTACTTAATAGACCGTTGTTTCGGCAAATGGGCGGCCCTATAGATGACCCTGCGCAGGCTATGCCGGAAGATATTCCCATGAGAGGGGCTGGAGCAGCACTTGGCTCTATGGCTGGCCCTGCGCAGGCTATGCGGCAAGACATGCAGCAAGACATGCGGAATGAAGTGTTTCGCGTAGCTCAACAGTTGGATTATTTAGCAACAATGGCCGCTGTCAAACCTAACCTTGAAGATAAGCGGAAATTTTTGGAAGCCTCAATAAGGCTTAAACAAAACACTCCTCCAGAAATTCTTCAGAGGGCGATAGAAAGTCTGCGAGACGCTGAAGCTGAACGTCGTGAAGAAAGGGCTTCTAGGTCTAGTGATGTGATGGTTAATCCTCGAATAGACCCCGGCAATCGCAGTTTTGTTGCTCCGGAAAACCGTGCCATGGGCGGTGAAATGATGGCCTCTGAGCAGGTGATGGCCCCGCCGCCTCCACAGACCATGGCCCCCGGACCAGCGCCCATGCCGCCCGGTGCAGACGCAGTGCAGCAGACCGAACAACTGGCTGCCATGCAAGGCGAAAAGATAGGCCAAGATTACGCCCAGCGGATGATGCAGGGCATTGATCAGGCGCAGTCCACAGAAGAGTTAATCAACGCTTTCAGAGGCAATGAGATGCCCCTGGAGGCACGGCGCGATGAGCTTGCAAGCTATGTCGGGGAAGGGGACGCAGATCAAACCCCTGAGTCGGTATTGGCCATGGTTCAGCCGGTCATTATGATGACCGAAGAGGGGGCCATGAACAGCGGTATCGGTAACCTGATGCAGCAGCTGACCGGCGATATCGACATGATGACGGAAGCCGGGGCACCCACGGACATGGGTCAGGGCGTAGGAAGCTTGATGATGGCAGGGGCACCGGAGGCCCCTGCTCCTCAAAATTTTAGACAAGGCGGTGAAGTAGCTTATCTTGATGATGGCAGTAATGAAACTGCTACGGCACCGTCAGATTCTTATACTCAAGCCGAATTTTTGCAGGCTCTAGAGGGTCTTGCAGGCAACCGCTATTCCGATCTTGGATTTAAGGCGGACAATGTATCAAAGCTTTATAGCGAAAAGTTACTGCCTCTGTTCAACGAAATCACTGATCAAGACGAACGTGCCGCAGAAGAAGCCGAGGCTCGACAATTTGACAAGACACTAGCGTTGGCTTCGGTGGGGCAAGCGGGCTTACGATTAGCGGCGGGTGATTCCAAAGCTGGGGGCTCGTTTGCCTCTCAATTGGCTGCCGCTTTTCAGCCTACCGCTGGAGAACTAGCGGCCCTTGGTGCAGGAGCGCGAAAAAGACGTAGCGACATCCGTGCAGAAGACCGTGCATTGCGCACTGCAGCCTTGCAAGGGGCCATGGGAATAGAACAGCAAGCAGCTTCCGACCGTTTAGCTTTAGAAGAAGCGAAGATAAGGGCACGGGTAAAAAATTATAATCCCGTAACTTATGTAAAACCCATAGAAGATGATACGACCACGCCGGAAGTTGAGTCTGGGTTAGATTTTCGGACGGTAGATCCAAGAGATTCAAAGGACGTAGCCGACGCAAAAAAAGCGGGCTTTGTTCCTGAAAGCGTTTACAAGACAGACATGGGCCGTGACGCAGAACCCGTTATAAAAGGCGTTAGGCAAGAAGACGGCAGCGTAAAATATGTAAACGTTAACTCTGAAGCGGGCCAAAACGAAATAGCTTCAGCTAATGCAGCCGGTCGAGAGATACTTAATTTAGGCACAGAAAAACCGAAAGAGCTTGCCTTAGTTACTGTTAAAGGCGAAGACTATAACAGTATGGATGACGGGCTTACTTACATAATACCCGGCCAAAAAAATCCTGTTACAACACCTCCGGACGCCTTGATTAGAAAAGGTGAAGACAGAAACAAATATATAAAAACCAAAGATCGTAAGAAAAGATACGAGTTGGTGAGGGACGCTTTTTATGCTGCTTCACTAAACAATCCGGATTTTATTAATTTTGATCCGGCGGGTGACTTGGCGGGGGCCTTTGGTGCCGACGAGTTAAGACCGGGCACGTTACAGGTTGTTGTCAATCAACAAGGTCAACCGACTAATCAAACAAATGTGGCCGGTACAGTCGTGCCTGCAACTAACGTAATAACTGCTTCAGATTATAAAAACATTCTTGATTTGGTGGTTCCTAATGTTTTCAAAGCAGCAGGAGAAGGAACGGGACCCCAAGCTGCGTTTGATGCATTTATTGACAGTACGTTTGCTGGGTTTTTCACTAGTGAAGACGGTGCTATTGCCAACACTCAAGAAGCGAGACAAACGCTACGGGCTCTTATGATTCTTACACGCTCCGCGCTGGTAGATAATGACCGATACGCTGTTCGTGAAATGGAAGCTATAGGTAGCCTGTTTGCAGACCCCGATACTTTCTTCGCAAACCCTGCTACACAGAAAAAGAGTCTGCAGCAACTGAAACAAATGCTTGTTAATCGTTATATGGGCTTAATTGAAGAGGCATCAACAGGCTTTCAAGGCATGTCTGATTCAAAAATTTCTGCGAAGCAACAAAAACTCAGTCAAACGGCAGCGGCTTTACGTCTCTTCCGAAACGTACCGATTGAATACTCCGAAAAAACGGCGACTAGAGCGTTACAACTAAACGCTGTGCGAGCTGCCCTTAGAGGAACCCAACCTCAAGATTCACCTCAAGATGCAGGGGGTCCTTGATTAAATGGCAAACATAAGCACTCAAGTTGTTCCTACCATTACGCAGGCAGAGCAGCAAGATAATGTAATACCCGTGTATCAAGTTTCGCGGCAGGAAATGGATGATCAGTTAAAAGTTATCCGAGAGACAGCAAGAGAAAACGATACCTCCGAACTTGAAGAATATACGAGGTTTGTAGTCGGGGAGCTTTCGGCGCGATACCCAAATTTACTTGATTATGACTCTTTAAAAGATGGCACAGCCCCCGTTTACAATGCTATACCAGATTTTGCTGTAGACCCGGGACTTTCTAGAAAACTAGACGATGACATTCTTTTAGAACTATTTCTTCGTGATCCTGATGGCGAGTTCATACAGGAAGGAACCATTACTAAAGGTTTAAAAGAAGAAATATTGCCTGCCGCAGGTGGTTTTGCAGGTGCTATTGCCGGGGGTAAATTAGGTGCCGCATTAGGTGCTAAGGCTCAAGCTTTTATTCCGCCAGCCGGACCCCCGGCTATTGCGGCTAAGTTTTTGATTACTGCGGGTTCTACTGTCGCCGGAATGATGCTTGGTGAAGAAGGCATAAGAACTATTCAGAGAAAATTATTTGACGAGCCCGACTTAATAAAACTTGGAACAAGAGCGGATTTGGAGGCAGGCCGAACATTAGCCGCAGGCTTGGGATTTCTTGCTGCGCCTTGGGCGTTATCTCGAAATATAAATTTTGGGGCGACACAATACTTAGATAACGTGCGCACACTGAAAAACCAGTATTTAGAACCGGCTGAAGTTGCAATTCGGAATTACGGTACGGGACGCCTTGATGCCCGTAGATATTTACCGGAAGAACTCCCTCCCGTTACGAAAGGAACCCGACTCATTGGGTTTGCTGAAAAAGGGTTACAGGCAACGGAAAGAGCAGCGCGTGAAAAGCCCAAAAGAACTTTATTAGCTGAAGCCGTGCCTGTTGCCGGAACTGCTGTTGCTGCGTCTGAGGCGGAAAAAGCTGCCCCAGGAGAGCCTGTTAGACGTGTGGTTTACGAAACAGCAGGAGGCATAGGCGCACAAGCCGTTACACAACCTTTTATAGGTATTGCACTGGGCGTAGGGGATTTTCTTAAAGACCCCGGAGCCGGGTTTTCAGCATTACGAGATGCTTGGCGCCAAGGCGGTATTAAGGGCCTACGAGATAAAATTACAGGAAAAGAATCAAGACGAGAAAAAGCCGCAAGATACATTGTTGATCAGCTTAACAAAGAGGGCGAGGATGTTGATCAGGTTATTGCGGCGTTAACGCAGATAAATACCTTACTTAAAGACCCGGTAAGTGGCGAAATTATAGATTTAACTTCTGCCTCCAAAGCAGGAAGTGCTACTTTATTAGGCATAGAAGCCGCTTTAAATGATTTAGCGCCAACGTTGGCTAAACAACGTATAGCTGGATCAGATGCCGCTATTGAGGCTTTACGAGCGCAGGTTCAACTCTTGGCGTCAACGTCAGGTGGCGACCCCGTTTTACTACAGGCTCTTGCCGACCAGATGCAAATAATTTTTGACGCTTCTTTATCTGCACGATTGAATAACGTTACGGAAAGAGTAACCGAGGCGTTTGAACGGTTAGGAAAAACCGGTGATCCCGACATAGATGCTTTAAATCTATCAAACCAAGAGCTATCTCTTGCTTTGTTTGATGTAGTAGAGCAGCAGCTACAAGCCGCCCGGGCCACCGAACGAAGTCTTTGGAAGCAAGTCCCCTCTGTCACCGTTCCTGTGGAAAACGGAAACATTCCCACATTCATTAAAAATGTAGACGGACAAGAGGTTGAGCTTGATTTTATTTCAGCCTGGGATGAACTGTTACCTAACACTTTAGAAGCCAGACAGTTTTATCTTTCTAAATTAAAGCCCCTTAACGACTTTATTACGCGGAAAAGGGAAGAATTTGGTGTTGGTGGTGCTGATGCAACAACGCCCGGTGCCGTTGAGCCCAGCCCTAGATTGCCCGTGGCAGAGGTGGAATTAGAAGATATTAATCAAGAATTGACGCGAACTATTGATGAAAATCCCGTAGGCGCGGCCCTCATAGAAGAAATAAGAGGTCTTTTAGAAAATCCAGCCGTCCGCATAACAGATGATCCTTTTGCGTTTGAAAATTTAGATGAGCTATCTCAGATACAACAACTTCAAAGTCGCCTTACTATATCCGATAGAGGTAATCCCCGAGATAGAGCGGCGGCGCAAGTAATTTTACGTTTACAAGAGTCCAAGTTAAATAGACAAGCAGAAATACAAAATCTAACTTCCCCCGCTGATTTCAGCATGTTTGATTTGGTGGATGTTCCCTCTTCTGAAGGCCCAACTTTAAGCTCCAGAGAGCTTACCGAAATGCGATCTATTGCTTTAAATTTGGTTCGCGAACTTCGGGCTCAAGGTTCTTTAAACTCTGCCCGTATAGCCGGAGAATTTGCGGACGATTTGCTTGCTCAACTAAATGAATTTCCGGACGAACAACTCCGTGCTACATATCAGCAAGCAAGAAGTTACTCTGCAGCACTTAACAACACTTTTACCCGTGCCGCTGCAGGAGATATCTTGCAACAAAATCGTTTGGGCACAGAACGTTCTCCGCCAGAGCTTTTACTTAATAGGCTTTTACGTGGTGGGGCAGATCCCACCTTGTTACGGATTCAGCAAATACAGGAAGTAGGTCGATTTGGCATTGATCCTGAGTTTGTAGGTCCTGTTCAAATGGTGCCGACTCTTAACGAGGTCACGGAAGCAATTATTCGTAGCGCACGGTCCTCGCAGCTAGGGCCTCTTAACGAAGGAGATAAGCTGAACGTAAAAGCTTTAAATAGATGGATTGCAAACAATAAAGAGCTTTTAGACGCTTTTCCTGCTATACGTGCCGATTTAGAAAACTTAGACAGTGCCGCTGTTTTATTAACAAAAACAGAAGCCCGAGATAAAAGAACACAGAAAAAGTTAAGAGAGACTGTCACTTTTCAAGATTTAACTTCAACCAATGCCCGTAGTCCTGCGCAAGTTGTGGCAACAATTTTTTCTCCAGCTACAGAATTCCCATACAAAGCTTTGGACGAACTTGTTCGTGTGGTAGATACCGCCCCAGGTGTTGCACGTTTGCCAGAACCTGACCCTAAAACCGGGGCTCGCATAGTGAGGGCACAAGGCTCTCAGTCCGATCAAGCGGCTAAAGCATTACAAGGCGCAATTATTGAATGGGCAGCAACAAAGGGCGGCATAACGTCTGATGGTAAGTTTAAACCGTCTGAAATGCGTAAGATGTTGTTTACACCTGACGGCGTTAAATATCAGCGTCGAGATACGCGCACGACCCCTATAGATTATATGAAAGCTAACGGTCTAATAACTGATAAAGAAGTGACCAATTTAGATCGTTTACTTAACGAAATGATAAAGTTTGAAATCGGACTCCAACAAGGAAATATAGAAAGGTTGGCCGCAGAAGCAGGCCCGATTTATGATTTTGCACTTCGTGTGTCGGGTGCGACGATTGGAACAAAAGTGTCTCAGGCAGTAGGGGGCGCTAACCCTTTAATAGCCGCAGAAAGTGGCTCAAGAACTATCCGCAACGTAGCTTACAACCTGCCTTTGGCCATGCAAATGGATGTAATGGTTGAGTTTATGGAAAATCCTGAAATGTTGGCGACCTTCTTAACAAAGGTCAAAGACAAAACCCCCGCAGAGAAAGAGGCTCTTGCTGACAAAGCAGCAGACTTTCTCAGAAAAATGGGCATAAACGTATTCCGTAGGCCTGCTCCTGCTGTTTCGCGTGAAGCCACAGAAGAAGGACTTATAATTGAGCCTGCCGTAGAGGGGATTATTGGTAGAGAAGAGCAAGAAGACCCCGTAAGAGAGATACGGGTGCCCGCGCCGCCCCCCGCGCCTTCACCGCCTATTGTTCAATCCACTGCGCCGCCTCCACCGCCCGTTGCTCCTGCTCCTGCGGTTGCTCAATCCAACCCTCAATCGCTACAGCGGGCGGTACAGGTGTTAGGGATGGACGATGAGATTGGTGGTCTGGCTTCAGAGATGCTAATGAGGCAACGCCCCTCTTAAAGTAGCCAATCCTTGGCGCTTTCCCCCAGCACGTCCCCGGCAATGTTGATCTTGTCCCGCAGCGCGGACAGGATCTTTTCGTCAATGGTCCCCGGGCTAACCAAATCCACATAGGTCACGGTGTCTTTTTGACCGATACGGTGAGCACGGTCCTCTGACTGCAGCCGAATCTCCAAATCGTAGCTGTTACTAAAATAAATGACGGTGTTGGCCTCAGTCAACGTGATGCCATACCCGCCTGTACGGGGCTGACCGACAAAGAAACGTAGCTCCGACTCCGGGTCTTGGAAGCGTTCAATGATGTCCTGCCGGTCCTCTTGGGGCGTCTCTCCGAAATAACTAGCCACGGCCCCCGGGCCATATTGCTTGGCCAACGCCTCTTCAATAGCGTGAATGTCATGCGTCCAAGTTGCCCAGATGATTGCCTTGCCTTGTATCTCCTCAACAACGTCAAGAAGCTCTGGTAACCTATTGTTTTTTATGGGTTGTATCGGACCTTCGTCTGGTTGCAAATGCCCACAGCAGATCTGTTGTAGGCGCATAATCTGCGTAAGCACAGAGGCGGTGGTTGCCAGCTTACCCTGCTCTAGCTGTGCCAGCGCAAGCTCTTGCATTTGGTGATACAGCACCACTTGTTCTTTGCTCAAAGACACCTCACGCCGGAGATAGACTTTTTCGGGCAGATCAAGGCAGTCCTCTTTCAAAACCCGGCTGCTGAAGCGGTCCAGCCGCTCGCCAAGCTCATCCAGCCTGCGGTATCCGACGATCTGATTGAAGCTGTGCGCACCCATGTTACGGCGTTGCACTACGGCATAACGACCCTGGAACCCGTAGAAAGAGTTAAATCCCAAAGCCTCCGTGTCCAAAAACGCACACTGGCTGAAAAGGTCCATGGGACTTTTGGTAATTGGAGAGCCGGTCAAGATACGGCGATACTTTGACGCCTGACCCACTTTGATCAAATTCTTGGTGCGCTGGGCACTCTTGTTTTTGATGGTGGTGCTTTCGTCCAGTATGGTGATGCACTGTGGATTCAGGCTTATAAACCGCTGCGCGGCTGACGCCCCTTTGTTGGTGCTAAACGCCTCAGTATTCATTACCAATATGTGCAGGTGCCCCGGCTCACGCTTATCAGGGTCAGCAAGTGCTTGAATTTCTTCACGAAACTTTTTTGTAAAGTTGGGTTGCCACTTGACCATTTTGGTCTTGATGCGCTCTGGTAGGTGCGCCGGGATTTCTTTCTTGACCCAGTTGTCAAACACCCCCTTGGGCGCAATGACTAAAGCTGTGTTAATCTCCCGGGCCTCGTAAAGCGCACCCATGGTATCTATCGCAACCTTTGATTTCCCCGTCCCCATCTCCATAAACAAACCAAAGTATGGGCGTTGCCATGATTGATCAAAGACTTGCTGCTGGTGTTCATACGGATCTGTAGCGAAAGTGTACATATGCTCCCCTGCTGGTTGACATGCGACTTTATGCGATGGTAGCCTGATTGTCCAGCCCTCAAAAAAGGGCCGAATCAAGGAGAGAAGATGGAAGATGTATTTGCAGAGATGGAGGCAGACTCAGCCGCAGCCTCCGGAGTTGAAAAACTTGGTGATGACAAGCTTAGTAGTGTCTCACAGTTAGCTGAAAAATTGCGACTTCAAACAGAACTGGTCGAGAGTCTTGAGCAGAGCTTGAAGGACGCAAAGCAAACCCTGTACAAACTCCGTGATGACACTTTGCCCACCGCGTTACAGGAGTTGGGCCTGACCGGCTTGACTTTGTCAGACGGGTCAAAGGTCAACCTAAAACCCACCTATGGCGGCCATATTGCGGTAGCCAACCGCGAAGAGGCTCACCAGTGGCTTAGGGATCACAAGTACGATGACATCATCAAAAATACGGTGTCATGTCAGTTTGGCCGGGGTGAGGATCAAGAAGCTGCCATGTTTTACGAAGAACTTAACCGGCAAGGTATGGTGGCGAGCCAAAAAACCGAAGTCCATGCACAAACGCTGAAGGCGTGGGTACGGGAGAGAGTAGAAAATGGGGACAATTTCCCCATGGAATTATTCGGCGCGTTTGTCGGCCAGCAAGCCGAGATCAAAAGGAGCAAGAAATGAGTGGAAAAGCAGTCAAAAAGCAGGAAACCGCAGAAATCGTGGCGCTTGACGCCGACTTATTTGAGCAGGACGCGGGCCAAGGCTTGGGTGAATTGGGCGCGGAAGACGTATCGATACCTTTTATTAAGATCGTACAGTCTACGTCCAAGGCTATTATCAAGGCCGGTGCGAAACCTGGGGATATCTACAACAATGCGACGAATCAATTTTTTGATGGGGCAACAGGTGTTCGTGTCATACCGTGTTCTTATAATCGGCGCTTTCTTGAGTGGAGCCCTCGGGATGATGATGCAAACTATCCTTTGAACATCTTCATGCCCACCGACAACTTGCCCGAAACGCAGCGTAATGACGATAACAAAGACATGATCGTCGGTAGCTCCAACTATCTTGAAGACACCCGCAACCACTACGTGCTGGTGGTGGACGAGGACGGCATGGCCCAGCCCGGGCTAATGTCGCTCACTTCCTCTCAGTTGAAAAAGAGCAAGAAGTGGAACGCCATGATTTCGTCCAGATACATGACGGGCAAAAACGGCAAGTTTCTTGCACCCTCTTACAGCCACATTTACCGCGCCAAAATCGTTGAAGAAGGCAACGCCAAAGGCGATTGGTATGGCTGGGAGTTTTCTGTAGAAAACGTAATCGAAGACGTTGGTCTGTACCAACAAGCCAAAGCCTTTGCAGAGGCGGTTGCTAGTGACGAAGTCACTGTGAAGCACAGCCGCGACGATGCGGGGACGATGGATGGCGATGTCATGGGAGATGACACACCGTTCTAAGATTAACAGGGGCCGCAAGGCCCCTTTCTTTGGCGAATAACAATGTCTGATGCAGAGCGTTTTGCGGCCATATTTGATGGCCTACAGCAAGCTTACGGCACCTTTGAAATTGATAGAACTAGCTCTAATGGGAAGTCCCAAGGTAAAGCGCGTGTCATACGCGAGCCACGGACCACGGAGCATTTCCAGCAGCATTTGGCTGGGCAAGGGGCCGGGATCGGGATTATTCCCATCAACGAAGAAGATAAGTGCATCTGGGGGTGCATAGACATAGATGAATACCCACTAGATCACGTCAAACTTATTGAGCGCATTCGACATGCCAAGCTGCCCTTGGTAGTCTGTCGCAGCAAATCTGGCGGCGCTCACTGCTTTATATTTTGCACGGATTGGATTCCGGCAAAGACCATGCAATCCACACTCCAACACCTTGCCAGCGGGCTTGGGTACGGCGGGTGTGAGATTTTTCCTAAGCAAATCAAACTCTTCCTTGACCGTGGGGATATCGGCAATTTCTTAAATATGCCGTATTTCGACGCAGGAGATGGTCTTAGATACGCTTTTAACGACGATGGCAGCGCCGCAACTCTACAGGAGTTCTTTGGCTCACATGCCGCGCACGTCCAAACACCAGAGCAAATCCAATCCCTCACGCAAGCGGTTGTCGAGGGAACCCCAATTGTGGACGGCCCGCCCTGTTTGCAAACCCTATGCTCCCAAAAAATTAGCGAAGGGGGACGTAACAACGGACTCTTCTCAATAGGTGTGTATCTCCGCAAAGCTTACGCGGACACATGGCAAGACGAAATCTTGCACCACAACATGGCGTATATAGACCCGCCGTTACCTCTCAACGAGGTCAACATCGTGGTCAAACAGTTAGAAAAGAAGGACTACGCCTACCGCTGCAACGAGCCACCAATCCAACCGTATTGTAACCGTGAGCTATGCCAGACCCGCAAATTTGGTATCGGGGCGGCTGTGAGCGACATGGCCGTAGCCAACCTCCGTAAATACAACAGTATCCCTCCGGTATGGTTCTTGGATGTAAACGGAGTGCCCCTGGAGCTTGACACAGAGGCGCTACAAAGCCAGACCGTGTTCCAGAAAGCCTGCATTGAGCAGCTTAACTTCATGCCTCAGACCATGCCCCGGCGTGGTTGGGAGGGCCGCATCAATCAGCTGATGAAAGAGATGGCTGAAACAGACGGCGCAATCATGGAGGTCAGCGAGGACGCCAGTATCAACGGGCAGTTTTATGAGTATCTGGATGAGTTCTGCACTTCTACACAGAAAGCCGAAGACAAAGAAGAAATCCTGCTCCGCCGCCCGTGGGTGGACGAAGACAACGAGGCCGTCCACTTTCGGCTCAAAGACTTTGAGGGCTTCCTGCGTAAAAACCGGTTCAGCGAGTTCAAAACTCACAAAGTGGCCCAGCGCCTACGGGACATTAACGGCGAGGCTGTGCAGTTAAAAATTAAGGGCAAAGCCATCCGCGTGTGGCGCGTACCCCTGCCAGATGTCCCTGTAGGGGGTCCTGAATCTAAGGAATTTGGCACACGGAACACGGACCCCTTCTAATGTTTCGCATCTTTGGACCGCCGGGCACGGGCAAAACTACAACTTTGTTAGGCATGGTGGAGAAATCATTAGCTGACGGCGTGTCTCCATCAAGAATCGGGTTTTTTGCGTTTACTAAAAAAGCAGCAAATGAGGCCAAAGAACGCGCTACGGCGCGTTTTGACTTGGACCCGGACAAGGATCTGCCGTACTTTCGCACCATACATTCGTTGGCGTACCGGCTGATGGGTATCAAAGACAGTGACTTGATGTCGCATGAAAATTATCAGCAGCTGTCAGGCGCGATTGGTTTTGATTTGACCGGCACCGCGTTCAGTGAAGACACAGAAACCACCTTTAAAAACACTGATCACCCAATATTGCGTTTGATTCACCTAGCCAAAACGAAAAAAACCACTCTGCAACATGAGTACAACCACAGCAGTGTGGGATTTTTGTGGCATGAGGTGCAGTACGTGGCGGAGTCCTACGACAATTACAAGAAGGCCTTTCATCTTATGGATTTTACGGACTTGCTAATTCGGTTTGTGGATGAGGCAGACTTTGTAATGCCAGAGTTGAAGCTCTGTTTTCTTGATGAAGCGCAGGATTTATCCCCATTGCAGTGGGATATAGCCAATAAATTAGATGAAAAAGCCGAAAAAATGTATGTAGCGGGCGACGATGACCAAGCAATCTATCGGTGGGCAGGCGCTGACGTGAATTGGTTTATTAGCTTGCCTGGAGGGGCGGAGGTCTTAAAACAAAGCTATCGCGTCCCAAAAGCAGTACATGCCTTGGCAGAGCGCATTGCCTCCCGCATCCAGAACCGTTTTCCAAAAACTTATCTGCCTCGTGACGAGATGGGTCAAATCATCCGTGTGCCCGGCATTTATTCAATAGATATGTCGGAGGGTCAGTGGCTGATCATGGCGCAGGCGCGATACATGCTTTACGAAATAGAAACAGAACTAAAAAACGGCGGGTATTTGTTTGAAAAACAGCATGGGGGACGATCCATTCCCGAAAAGATGTCTTTGGCAATCAATGGTTGGGAAAGCCTGCGGCGTGGCAAAACCATAACGTTTGCAGCTGCAGAGGCTATATACGGCTACATGACGGGAAATGGTGTCCGCATCAAGCGGGGCTACAAAAAAATCAACGCCGAAGAAGATGACGTTTTTGATTTGAATAACCTGCAACAGCACCATGGTTTGCTGGCAACCATCGACATGATTTGGCACGAAGCGATGGACCGCATACCTGCGACAGATCGGGCCTACGTCACGGCACTTTTGCGCAGGGGCGAGAAGTTCAACGCCAAGCCTCGTATACGATTATCCACGATCCATGGCACAAAAGGTGGTGAATCTGAAAATGTCGTGATCTTGCCGGACCTCACCGCTGCGGCAATGGAGGAGGGCGGCGACGATATTCACAGAGTTTTCTATGTGGGCGTTACACGGACCATGAAGAATCTTTACATTCTGGAGCCCAACGACTACACCAAGGCATACAACCTATGAAGAAAGATCCAGAAATGGCCACGATCCGTTGCGACAAGTGTCCTAACACCGCAGAAGAAATCATCAATGCGGAAGAGCGGCGGCGTGTAGGCTGGTGGTGCAGGGCCTGTGGTTACTTCAAGAAATCTATTTTAAGGGAGCGAAAGGTACGATGACCGGCAAATTGCAGATGGCGATGTTTCCGCCAAAGAGTGATTGGGTGCCTCCCCTGGAGCTTCCTGACCTATCCGGGGCCGAAGAGATTGCGGTGGACGTTGAAACCCGTGACCCTAATTTAAAGAACAAAGGCCCGGGCTGGCCCACGCTAGACGGTGAGGTGGTGGGGTTTGCCGTAGCTACGGCAGGCTGGAAAGGCTACATACCGGTGGGCCACGCAGGCGGTGGCAATCTGGACAAACGCATAGCCAGCAAGTGGCTGCGCAAAGTGTTGGAGTCCCCAGCAGATAAAATCATGCACAACGCCCAATACGATCTGGGCTGGCTGAAAGCAGAGGGTTTTGACGTTAAAGGCAGGATCATAGACACCATGATCACCGCCAGCCTGATTGACGAAAACCGCTTCAGCTATAGCTTGAACGCGCTTTGCTACGACCATCTTGGTAAAACGAAGTCTGAAAAAACGTTGGTGGAGGCCGCCAAAGAGTTTGGTGTAGACCCAAAAGGAGAGATGTGGAAGCTGCCCGCCATGTATGTGGGGCCATATGCCGAGACAGACGCAGAAATCACACTGGAGCTATGGAGTCATCTCAAAACGCTGCTTAATCGCGAGGATTTGTGGGACGTATGGCAGCTAGAGATAGGGCTGCTGCCGCACCTTGTAGACATGACCAAACGCGGCATACGTGTGGACTTGGACCGGGCAGAGCGCACCAAGCAGCAGCTGATGAAACAAGAAAAGGAAGCCCGAAAGCATATAAAAAGCATTTCGGGTATGGAGGTAGAAATCTGGGCGGCGCAGTCCATTGCCAAAGCTTTCGACAAGCTAGAAATCCCTTACCCCCGCACCGAAACAGACCTTCCCAGCTTCACTAAAGGGTTTCTGTCAGAGCACCCGCACGACCTAGCCAAGTGGATCGTCAAGGCTCGCAACCTAAACAAGACCAGCGGCTCGTTCATCGACGGGATCGTCAAGCACGTCCACAACGGCAGGATACACAGCCATATCAACCAGCTGCGCTCTGACGATGGGGGCACCGTGTCGGGCCGCATCTCTATGAACAACCCCAACCTGCAGCAAATCCCGGCCCGTGACCCCGAGCTAGGCCCCATGATTCGTTCCCTCTTTCTACCAGAAGAGGAGCAGCAGTGGGCAGCCATCGATTTTTCGCAGCAAGAACCACGGATCTTGGTTCACTTTGCCAAAAATTATGGTGACTACAAAGGTGTTCCGCTGGAAGGGGTAGAAGCGTTTATCGACGGTTATCGAAACGACCCGAACATGGATTTCCACACCATGGTCAGCGAGATGGCCAAAATCCCCCGTAAGCAAGCCAAAGTCATTAACCTGGGGATGATGTACGGCATGGGCGTCAACAAGCTGTCCGACCAGCTGGATGTCAGCGTTGACGAGGCAAAATCCCTGACACAGCAATACCACAAGCGCGTACCCTTTGTGCGGGGCTTGATGAAAGGCGTACAGAAGAAGCTGAATGACCCACGGTCCTCGGGCAGCATCCGGTCCCTGCGCGGCAGGAAGTGCCGCTTTGATCTATGGGAACCCGACGCTTTTGAAATGCACAAGGCTCTGCCCCGTGACGAGGCTCTCGCGACCCACGGCCCAACGACCCGGTTGCGTCGAGCCTACACCTACAAAGCTTTGAACAGGCTAATACAAGCTTCTGCCGCTGACATGACCAAGCAAGCCATGCTCAACGTCTGTGAAGAGGGGCACCTACCCATGCTGCAAGTCCACGACGAACTGGCTTTCTCTGTCGAGACACAAGACGAAGCCCGGCATCTCGCTGGCATCATGGAGCAGGCCGTCCCACTACAGGTTCCAAACCGTTGCGACATCGACTACGGGCCTAGCTGGGGCGAGTGCGAAGAGCTTGATTAATCGTATAATTATGCGTATTCTCCTATAAATGGAAAAAGAACTTTATTTTTACCGGGCCGAGGTGGTCAAGTGTCAGGACGGGGACAGTGTTGTTGTGGAGGCTATGTTGGGATTTGACATAAAAACCACCCTCGTTACACGCTTGTTTGGTATCGATACACCAGAAACCCGCATGGTTCCTGGGGGTAGCGCGGACCTTAAAAAACTAGGGCGACTTGCCAAAACTTTCTTGACTAATTTATTGGAAAGCCAAGACGCCATTACGATTAGGACGCACAAAAAAGGTAAGTACGGGCGCTATCTTGCGGAGTTGTTTATCGACGGCGACGAGTCCAGCGTCAATGAATTTATGGTGCAGGAACGGATGGCCGTGCGCTATTACGGGCAAAACAAACAGGCCGTACTAGAAGAGCATCTGGCCAACGTGGCATGGCACAAGGAGCAAGGAAACATCTGATGGACACGACAAAATGGAAGTCTGTACTCACCCCACGGGATCTTTACGAAGAGCTAGTAGTCATTGCCCGCGTCGAAGGCCGCACAATCAGTGGCCAGCTGCGTTACATCTTTGAAGGCTGGAAACAAGAAAACCTGTCAAAGAACGACCAGAACTACATTGCAGAACAGGTTGAGTCTTTTAAGAAAGAAAGCGGGTCACCCATCAATTCCAAGAGCTTCAGCATATGATACGGGATGAGTTTGAAAAGGCTTTGAGCCGCTTTGAAGAAGACTTTGAAAAAGGAAAGGCGACCAAAGACCAATTCGACAAGCTGGATGTCTGGCAGCAACTGCTCAACGCAAAAATAGAGGCGCAACGTGAAGCTGACGCTAAACAAATTCACGGCTGGGTGCATCCCAGCGAAGATGCACAAATAGCTATCCAAGCCGCAACGTCTATGGCAAACAGGATTCGTGAGCCAGTGGCTGTGCAGCAGGACTTGAGTACAAAACCACTGAAAGATGCCGACCAAACGGTGCTTGAAGTGGTTCGACCCAAGTGCTAACGTGGGGGCAGCATGATTTGTCATGCTGACTCCTAAGAGTGGCCTATATTTCATTCTCCCAAAGTGTGAAACTGCATGGCCTTTTTAGCCCGGCCCCTCAGAGCCGGGCTTTTTTTTATGGAGAACACCATGGCAAAACGAAAACGCGCAAGAACCAAAAGCGGGCAGTTTGTGGCAGATGACCCTAACACCCCCGAAAATGAGGCGTGGGTTACCGTAGGCGGCGTCGAAGCGTCAGGGACCACGGACAACGAAGCAGAGCCCGAAAAATTTAAGCCCATGGGATGGAAAGAGTATGCCATTCTTGGTGGTATTCTGTTGATCATGAGTCTGGTAGGTATCACCGCATGAGTGAGACAAGGATTACTGTGGATATATCGGCGCTGCACATAGACCATTACCCCCGGCTCCAGCAGTTTTGGAAGAAGCTCCAGGGTATGGGGCGCTACATCAGAGATGTGTCAGACGCCGTATCCCGGCTATTCAACGTGATAGTCGGCGGCAACGGGGCAGATACCCTGTCTAGCCAAGCATTCCGCACCCCCGGGCCTTTCTGGGAAATGCTGCGGAAAATATTGGACATGCTGTTTAGCCCACGGACCCGGAACCATTGCCAGAAGATGCACTGGCGCTGCCTAGAGCGATCAAAAGCCCTGCTGGCCAACCGTTGACGGTACTGTCCGAAAAAGACCGCGACCAGCTTTCTAAGCTGCTCCAAGACGATGAATCGTTTCTAGAGTTTGTCCTCAACGAGACTACAAACGGCGTCTGGCTGGGCGAAGCCAATAAACTCTTTATGATGAAGGTGATTCTGTCCGAAACAAAAGAGGACTATCACACGACCTTGGCCAATATAGGCTTTATCGTATATACCGATTACCTCTACGAAATGAGAGAATTGTTTTTAGAGAGTGAACCTACACATATACACTGATGACCCCCTGCCCCGAAGAATACGTCCGCTGCTACACCCCAGAGGAGTGGGATGACCTTCAGTTTCTGCTAGACGAGAACGACATAGCGTATGACATGGGGCCTATGGGGGACGTGGAATCCGCCATACATTTTACGTGGGAGCTTCTGTTCCTATCACCCTGGGAGCTTGCCTACATAGCCATACCCATGTCGGTCATCGCTTTCTACGTGCTGACCATCTACGGCGCGTTCAAATACATCCAACGAAAATTTCGATAGAAAACCAAAACGCAACCCTTTCTATCTTTCTATCTGTTGACTATAAGAGTAACCACCTGTAAGGTCTGTGATGGCCCCCGCGTTATCCTTGTACGGGGTAGAGCAAAACTAGGTGTTGCCGCACCTGTCGAAAGAGTTTTGTTCGTGTGGTTTGCGAATCCCACGCCCAGCCGGTCTTGGCTGTGATCGGTTAGAAATACCTAGTCTGTGCATTGAAAAGTGTATCAATGCGAGGCGGGGGTCAGATTCATAATGCTCGTAAAGACTAGGGCACAGCCACCCCTAACCACGACACAAGGACCATGGATATGAAAACTAGAGCCGAGGAAATGCGCGAACAATGCGCAGCTTTTCACAAAGCAAACCCTCTGGTATGGCAGTATTTTTGTAAGTTTACTTTCACGATGATTTACAAAGGCTTCAAACATTATTCCGTTAACGCTATTTTTGAGCGCATCCGTTGGGAACTGGATGTCGGGGGCGATGGCACCGCATCATTTAAGCTGAATAATAATTACCGGGCTTTTTATGCGCGTCGATTTCACAACATGTTCCCGCAACATGCCGGGTTTTTTCGTACCCGAGAACAAACCAGTTCCGATAAATTCGCAACCGATTTGCCGGAATTAACTCCAGACTATTTTGATCGCGCATCAGGAGAATAAAAATGGAAGCTACCGTACTAATTAAAGTGCTAGACGAGTCCGAAGGCACTGCGCTGTCATTCGACATGAGCGATTTCGACTTTCTTGTCTGGAGCCAATACAAAGCCTTCTTCTGGGAACAGCGAGAACGCTTTGAAATCTTAAAATCTTCTGAGGGCACCGTTGAATACAACGAAGACATACCCCAGGAAGGTAAAGAAGATTGGAAAATGTACTGGGTGGGTGACGGCAACTCTAGCGCCGATGCCCTGCTCGCTTGGAAAATACTGCTCGCCCACGGGCACAAAGGGTATCTGCTCTGGGACACGGCCCACGAAGGTGAGCGCGAGGGGCTGCACGTTATCCTCACGGACTACGTTGCATGGCCCACGGCCAACGGTTCTTAAAACGCCTTTCTATATAGAGTTTTTCTAGATAAATAAAAAAATAAAAAATAAAATTGAAAAATGGCGGGACCGGCGGGACCGGCGGGACGCGGCTCTGAGGGCCACATAAACACAGGGTTTTTGAGGTCCCGTTAGGGTCCCGTTGGTCACATTTTTGATTTACAAAGAGCTTAATCAAGCTATTGGCTTAAGATTTTGACGGAAAAATAAAAAAATATATTTTATAAATATCTGAAATATATCTATATAGATAGGCTGTTTTAAGCTAAAGTTATCCGGACTTACTCTGATACGGAGACACCATGTCTAAAGACCGATATGCCAAAGTACTTGACGTAAAAGCAGCGGCTTTGCCCGAAGCTAAACGTCAGCAAACAAACCGTCCCCCGCTGGCGGATAAGAAGTTAAATAGGCGGCAGGAATTGTTTGTGAAAGAGCTTGTATCTAAAGATGGGCAAATAACCATGCGGGAGGCCGCGATCAACGCGGGTTATCCTGAAAAGTCTGCGCACGTCAGAGCATCAGAACTTACCAATCCGCGTATTCATCCTCACGTTTGCAGAGCCATCCGTGAATATCGGCAGGAACTAGATGAAAAGTATGGTGTTGAGTATCAAAGACACTTACGGGATCTCCAGGTTATCAGGGACGCCGCATTAGATAACGGGGCTTTCAGTGCAGCTGTTCAAGCTGAGTATCGGCGCGGTCAGGCGCAGGGGGATATTTACGTCAACAAAACTGAAATTCGGCACGGCACTATTGATCAAATGTCGAAAGAAGAAGTGGTGAAAGCTCTTAACGAGATAAAACAAACATACGCTCCAATAACGCATGACGCCGGGGCAGAGGAAGCGGGAAACAGACAACGCGCTCGGGATCGTCTGTCTGGGGATGTAGAAGATGTGGTTGATTGATCTTCCCGCTCAACTTTGGTACGGCAAGGAAGAGTGGGATCGGATGCAAAAGGGGCCTGTAAAGCCCAACTTTGTTGAAGAGTCTAAAACGCGCATAGATTGGATGGACTATCAGACAAGAGTGTTGAAACTACATGAAAAACGACATCCTAGCCCCGAATGGAAAGTCTGCGACCCGCATAAAAAAAACGAGAGAAGCGTCTTTTTGGCAAGCATTGAAGAAAGCGTTAAGAGATAACTTTCCTGATTGGTCAGCCACCCGACTAGAGTCTAGAGCCACGCTAGGTGTGCCAGATGTTTTGATTCTAGATAGTGGCGGTAAGTGGCATATGGTGGAATTGAAAACCACCGCATCTATGCGCGTCGATATAACACCCCACCAAGTAGCTTTTTTGACAAAACACGCCCGGGGTAGCTGCTGGATAGCTGTGAAGTTAACCAGTGCCTCTGGGCATGAAGTGTTTCTTTACAAGGGTGACCAAGCCGTAGAAGTCAAACTAGAGGGTTTGCGGGCCACCCCTACCAAGCATTTCAGCAACCCGGTCAACTATCGCGCAGTACTGACGTATTTAACTCAGAAGGGTTGACTATAAGAGTAAGAATAGGTAAGTTGATTATTGACCGAAGCTTACGAGGCTAAGACATGACCCGAAAAGAGCTTATTGAATCTTTGATCAAATGGACTCGTGAGACAAACGTTGATTGGGAAGTTGGCTGGGAAGATGAGGGCTTTTTAAGCATCAACTTTCCTTACGACTTGGAAGAAAAT